TTATAGCGAAATAGCATGGTCCAATTTTGATTGCACAGCTTCTTTCTTATCATCTAAATGTGCATACACTTCCATAATCATTTTCATATCAGCGTGTCCCATAAGTTCTACCGCTTTTTTATGGCTTATACCGGAATAATAGAGCATTGTACAGTAGTTATGCCGAAAAATATGCGCAGTTAGTCCCTGTATGGGTTCGGAGCCTATTCGTTTTTCTTTTTCTGTGGTCACGGCATCATTCATTTTTTTCACAATATGCTGCCACATACGTCTGTATTGTGCTTCAGACATTGTATCAGCGTTTTTTCCGGGAAAAAGGTAAAATGTATCAAGAGTCTTTAAATAATCGCGCAGAAAAGGCACAGCGCTTTGAGGAATGGGGATTGTTCGGTTGCCCGCATCACTTTTCGCGCCTTCTTTTACGATTGTTTGATTTACATTTACTACTACTGACTTATTCACTGTAAGAGTTTTGTTTTTAAAGTCAATATCTGCTTTTGTTAGCGCCAATGCTTCACCTTTGCGTAATCCAAAAAAGTAAATCAGAGTAATAAATGCTCGTTCTATTGAAGTAAAATCAGCTTTTTTTAGTGCTTCTTTTTCCAGCTCCGTTAATGCTCTCTTTTCTGCCTTGTGCCGTTTTGGCAGCGTTACTTTCTTCGCAACATTTTCATGTAGCAGCTTATCATCAATCGCGCTGTTAAGTATCTGCACAAGCGTCAGTCGGATAATTTCACACGTCCGCGGGTGCTCTTGATTATCATTGATCAGTTTTTGCACATCAGATCTGACAATTTTATTTAGTGGCAGATGTCCCAATTCAGGTTTTATATAATTTAATGCATTTTTATACATTGCCTTTGTATTAATACCTGTAGACGCCTTGTATGTCTCCAACCAGTTATCAGCATAGTCTCGTAGCAGTGTATCAGATGTCTTGACTACTTCACCTGTCTTAATCTTCATTTTCAGTTCAAAGATTTTTTCTTTCAGCTCTTTTTCTGATTTGGCAGACAGAAATACATTGTTTGGTTTGCCATCAGGTTTGTACCCAATCATTACTGTGGTTGCGTAGCGTCCGTCTTTTCGTTTTTTGTACTTTGCCATTGTATCAATCCTCCTAAAAAATGTAACAGTTCAGATAGGTATTTGCACTTTGCTGCAAATACCGTAAAACAACGTGGTGGCTGCAAGCAAAAATCCATCGCCAAAGGCGATTTTGCATGGATTTTTGTCCGTAACAGTGAAGGTATCTGAACTGTTACTAAAAAATTGTATAAAAATAACAGCCAGCGATTTTTCGCTTGCGTGGCTGCCCCAAAGATGATACAATATTTTTGGGTTGTAGGTATCATCTTTAGGTATCTATTAAAAGCCGTTCAGTGCTGGTAACACTGGGCGGTTTTTACGGTTGGTCTATATGCTTATCTAGGATATAATTTTGAGCGAATATAATTTTGTAGTTCGTTAGGAGTAAAATTATCCCAGCTCATGTCGTACGGTTGAATTTGAGGCATAAACTCTATTGCAAATATATTAGCTTCATATTCTTGTAGTTCAGAGCATTCATCTTCTAAAAAGGTATTTAAAGGCTCATTTCCATGTAGTATAATGTGACCCAATTCGTGGGCGGCAATTATCTTTTGCGAGTATGTATCATATTTATTATTAAGGCATACATAAAAATAATTACTATCGAGTTCTGATTTATGTGTAAATCCGCCAATATTTCCTTCAAGAAAAAGGGAAGAGCATTCAATATTGGAACAACGATTAAAAATTAATATTGCATTTCTTGTAGAATATTTTTTAAAACAGAGGCGAGCACACGTTTCTATTTGTTTAAATCTGTTGTATGGTATTTCCAAGTTATAGCCTCCGTTCTTGCGTATTATTTGTATATATTTTATTTGCAATTTTAATAAGATCTGGTTCTGTGACATTATTAGAATCCAATCCGGCAAGAAGCTGTTGTGAATAAAGATATTCTTTCGCATCTTCAATATTATTAAATTCGTTTATAATATATTTTGTATTAGCTTCGTCATCTTGCGCAAATTCATTCGCAAATTCTTCATTAAAATCATTAGAAGATCTAGTGTATTGGGAAAGTTCTGTTAATTCCTTAACTCGTTTAGTTGCTTCACACTTTCCGGCATTATTAAGTAATTCATAATATTCAATTATTTTTGGCACTTTTTGGGTTGGTAGTTCCATTATATCAGATTTTCCAACAACCCACGCTGGATTTACGTTTAGTGCTATCGCTATCGCTTCAACGACAGGAAGTTTTATGGTAGCAATCTTCCCAGTTTCATAACGCTGCACCGTTGATTTTGTAACACCTATCTTTTTTGCTACATCTTCTAAGGTAGCATTTCTTAAATCTCTAGCATATTTTATTCTGTTTCCTATTTCAGAATTTGTCATAATTCAACCACCTTTCTATGTACAGCATTATAATACATGTTATTGCGCAATGCAATAGTAAGAACAAAAATAATTAAAAAAAGTTGCGCAGCGCTATTGACATATAAGTTGCACAGTGCTACTATAGGCTCAGAGAAAGGAGGAATCAAATTGATTAACACAAACAAAATCAAGGGAAGAATGGCAGAATTACAGATAACTCAGAAAGATGTTGCTAATTCATTAGGACTTGCACAGCCTACTGTTAATCAGAAAATAAACAATATTCGTCCTATGGATTTAAATGAAGCTGAGAAACTTTCAGATTTGTTGCGTATTCAGCCGGAGGATTTTGCAATTTATTTTTTTTACAAAAGTTGTTGCACAGCGCAAAAATCTACATAACTGGAACGCTGTTTTTTTTGAAAGGAGGTGAGAAAGATGACAGAGCAGCAGTTAAAGCAAGCAGCAGACATTTTTAACACGAAGCCGTTAAAGTCGGACAACATTGCTTTAGGCGGCGTCATACCCCTGCCAGACGGCAAGAAGGGCGTAATTGTGGAGGAGGTGGAGCTGTGCAGTTTCCGCGAAAAGTAATGAGCATTACAGAGCTGGTAAACGAATGTGGAATGCCGCGCTATACATTAGAGTGTATGGCGCACGCAGAAGGACAGAAATGCGCATTCCGACGTCCGGGTGGCAGAAAGATATACTTTGACACAGAAAAACTCGGAAAACAGCTTGAAAAATATGCAGTGAGGTGAGATATGGAACAGGAAATTTTAAAGATGCTATCCAGCGGAAAGAGCTTGGACAGGCACAAGAGAGTGTTGCATCTCCTCAACAGCGAGGATTCTGGCGAGTGTGAGGAAGAAAACCAGCCCCCAAAGGAAGCGATTCCTTGGCTGGGGCTGCATCAGAAAAAACTTATCTGTGCTTATTATAGCATAAAAGGAGGAAAATGCAAGTGGTTATTATGTGTGAAGTTGAAGATTGTGCGTATCGCATAGATGGCTCCTGTAGCAAAAGTATTATTTGCATAACTCCCAAGACCTTCAGTGGATTTGCTAGCGGAAAACGCGAGTGGAGTCCAGCTTGCGAGGATTATAAGGAGACTGACAATGAGTTATGCGATTGAAAGCGCTATGGTAGTTGATGAACATTTGGCATGGAATGAGCCAGAACAGCTACCGGATAAGCGAAGGCTTAAAAGGCAGAGACAAGCCTATGAAGAGGCAGAAAGAGAGGATAGGAAAGATGGAAGAAGCAAGGGTATTGATAACGCAGGAGCGCGCAAAGATTTCCTGTAATTTTGAACAGGTAAAGGCGGCGATACAAGGCACGCTGGAAGAGTACAAGGGCGCGGTTTTTACAGAAGAGAGCAAGACGTATGCAAAGAAGATTGTTGCTGGACTTAGAGCGGATAAAAAAGAATTGCAAGACAATTTAAAGACCGAAAAAGACAAGTACATGATGCCGTGGAATGAATTTGAGACACAGGCTAAAGAACTGATTGCGCTGTATGATGAGCCGATTGATCTGATTAACGGACAGGTGCAGGCATTTGAAAAAGACAGGATTGCAAAGAAAAAAGAAGCAATCCAAAAGATTTACAGCGACATTGTTCCTGCTGGCATGACCGAAATTATCCCACTGGAAAAAATATACAATTCTAAGTGGGAGAATGCCACATACAAGGAAAAAGATGTTAAATCTGATATATCTGCTGTAGTGAACAGGATTGATGCAGATATTGCAACCATTAAAAGTATGCAGTCGGAATCGGTGGAGCAGGCATTGGCATTATATAAATCCAATCTTGACCTGACGGGGGCAATTAACCACATTAATGCATATGAGCGGCAAAAGCAGGAGATTATCACAAGGGAGCAGGAACGGATACGCAGGAAAGAAGAAGCGCGCGTGCGCCGTGAAGAGCGTGAAAAGATGCTTGCAGAGCAACGGGTGAAAGAAGAAAAAGAAGCAGCTCTTAGACAGGCTGAAATTGAGAAGCAGGAAGCTTTGCGCAAAGCAGAAGAAGAGAAAGCAGAGGCTTTAAGACAAGCAGAACTCGCACGGGAAGAGGAGATCAGAAAGGCAGAAGAAGAGAAAGCTGCAGCTGTCGCACGGGCAAGGGAAGAGGCAGCGCAAGAAGTTGTTGACAGTCTTATTCCAGATACAGAAGGCGAGGCGAAATTATATGAGTATAGAATGTCCCTCACTGATGATGCAAAAGAGAAGTTAGAAATGTATCTAAACAGCGTTGGGATTGAATGGGAGATGATTGAATGAGTGAAGGAAAGCCTATGATCTATTCGGCTATATGCGGAGTAATGGAAGATGTGGGGTATGTTGGTAAAGACAGCAAAAACCAGCAGCAGGGGTTCAAATACCGTAGTATAGACGCCGTAATGAATGCCCTAAATCCAGCAATGATTAAGAATAAAATATTCTGTGTTCCAGAGGTATTGGAACAGACTCGGGAAGAACGTACAACATCGAAAGGCAGTAATCTTATATATTCTATATGCCGAATGCGTTATAGATTTTTTGCAGTGGACGGTTCCTATGTGGACGCTGTTGTTGTTGGAGAGGGCATGGACAGTGGTGATAAGGCGACCAATAAGGCAATGGCAATTGCTTTTAAATATGCTTGTTTTCAAACGTTTTGCATTGCAACGGAAAGTCTTATGGACGATCCAGACGTTGCTATACCAGAACAGAGCGGTAAAAACTCTAAAGCCCCAAAGCCGGCTGATGACGCAAAAAAGAAGCTTTGCGAAGAATTGTCGCAAGAATTGATGAGAACGGGGTATACATGGCAGAGCGTATGCAAGACTTATAAGGTTGATAGTGCAGAGAACCTTACACAATTACAACTCAAGGACTGCATTAACAAGATGAAGAAACTCTCAGATAAGGCGGTATCATGAAGATAAAAGCCAAAATAAAGGACATTGGGCGCACGCTGGCAGGAAGTTACACCCTCATGCTTGAAAGCCCTCAAATCGCCGCAGACGAAGCCACAGGGCTATCGCAGGAAGAATGGCTTGACGTGGAGATTAAGAAGCACAGGAAGAAGCGGAGTCTTGATGCAAACAGTTATTACTGGGTGTGCCTAACAAAATTGGCTGAATCTCTAAATATGAGTAAGCCCTATATGCACAATTATCTTTTGCGACGGTATGGGCAAATTGAGATGATAGGTGGACAGGCAGTGTATATTGTTATTCCAGACACGGAAGAGGCGCAAAAAGAAGTGGACGAAGCAGAGTTATATCACTTAAAACCTACATCACAGGTGAAAGAAGGGAAGGGCGGCGCGATGTACCGTACTTATATGATGCTGAAAGGTTCCAGCGCATACGACACAAAAGAAATGTCGTTGCTGATAAACGGTCTTGTAGACGAATGCAAGGTGGCAGGGATTGAGACTCTTTCTCCCAAAGAACTGGAAAGAATGATGTCGGCTTACAAGCAGTAATTTGGTAACTATTAACACTTGTTCATAGCTATATATCACAAATAAAATAGGCGGCGCTGGTCCGCGCCGCCGGAAAGGAAGATTACATGGAAGATGATTACATGGGAGATATAGAAGCTTTGGAGTTCATAAATAAATTTCTTTATCACGGAAATCTTACATTTGCACTAGCTGTAGCGAAAAAGGCGCTTGAAAAGCAAATACCTAAAAAACCAATTGCACATAAAGAGACAAACCGTGCTGAGTGCCCTATATGCGGCGCAACTGTAAGGGGAATAAAAAAACCTTTTGGTAATTGGTGTAGTAAATGCGGACAGGCTTTAGATTGGAGCGAGTGATATGGAATATTTACTGGTAATCCCCGGTACACTCAATAACCTTAACGATTATATAGACGCAGAACGCTCAAACCGCTACCAAGGGGCGAAGATGAAAGCAGACAATGAAAAATATGTTGTCGTGGCAATTAGGCAGTGTTTGAAGGGTGTTAGAATTGAGAAGCCGGTTGAGATGAACTATACATGGTATGAGCCGAATAAACGTCGGGATAAGGACAATGTTTCAAGCTTCGGGCGCAAGGTCATACAAGACGCACTTGTAAACGCTGCGGTATTAAAAGGTGACGGCTGGAAGTATATTGTTGGATTTTCTGACAGGTTTGAAGTTGACTGTAAGAAACCACGGATTGAAGTTTTAATAAGGGAGGTGGAATCTTGAAATTATGGATGGGAGATGTCAGAAGTGCCGAATCGGATAATTAAAGAATCTATCTGCCGGAGCGATTCCATAGATTCCCTTTCATGGTTCGAGGAGGTTTTATTTTATCGATTGATTGTGGTGTGTGATGATTACGGACGATTTGATGGCAGGCCGGCCGTAGTGAAAGGAAGCTGTTTTCCTCTTAAAGATGATATTACTAAAAAACAGATTGCTGACGCTCTCAATAAGCTATCGACTGTAGGTTTGGTTCGAGGATATGAAGTCCGTGGAAAATCGTTCCTGCAACTGACTGCATGGGAGAAACATCAGCAAATACGAGCAAAAAACAGCAAATATCCCGCACCTGATGAAACTTGCAATCAATTGATATCAGATGATTGCAATAGTCTCCGTAATCGAGAATCGAAATACGAGAATCGAGAATCGTATTCGAGAAACGAAAACGCGGGCGCGCGCGCGAAAGCCTGTGTTGAGCGCTTTGATTTTTTTTGGTGCTACTATCCGCTTGACAAAAATCGCTATTTGGCAGAACAGGCTTATATTAGCGTGATTTCTGATGATATCTATACAGAGGACGACTTAGTGGAGTCTGCTAAAAATTACGCAGAATACTGCAAAATTACTAAAACTGATAAAATTTATCATGCGGATAATTTTTTGAAAAAGTGTGTGTTTGAGGATTATTTGCCAGGGAAATACAAGAAGCCTGCACACCAAATGACAAAGAATAATTTTAGTAATTTTGAACAGCAGAACTATGATATTGAGCAGTTGGAAAAAAAACTGCTTAGCAATTAGGAGGAAATTATGGCATTTCAGAAGGAGCGAATGAGTAGTTATGTGGATCGTGGAAATAAGCTGATTGCTGATGGAAAGATGAAGCTAGTTGAAAAAGGTTTGCAGCACTATTCCGAAAAGATTATCAGTGCCATATCTCCATATGCAAAGGCGGACGCAGGACTGATTGTATTGGTTCTGCGCCACCTGGCAGATGAGGTGGAGAGAGGCAATCCGGGAGCGAAAGAATTATATGAGGGCATGAAGAAATGTATTAATGCACCTTCCCTCACGGAGATTGAAAAGGTTAAAAAGGCAAATAGAAGGTAATAAACTTGTAACTCAAAGTTGTGCAAGGTTGTATTTTGGGATTATGAAAAAAATGAATGAGGCATATTCAGAAATGTTTGATGGAAAGGAATAACGAATCCCGGCAAACCGGGTTTGTGCCGAGTGATTGAGGTGTGGTACAGGAAAATATAACACCGTGGCTATAAGGCAGTAAGCGGAAACTCTTATTGTCGTATAAGAGCAAACGAATGTATATCCACGATACGGTATTTGTAGCGTGGTGTTGTGAAATTTATTGCAAGTTGCAGTTATGGGAAGGATAGCCTTAAAACGATAGATGTTGTTTTAAATGTTTTGAAACTTCCACTCGATGAAATTGTAACGGTTGATGTTATGTTTAACAATACAATTTCTGCCTATTATCCTGAAGTTGAGGAATTTAGACAGAAAGCAGACGAAATTATAAAGAACAGATATGGATTTGAGATAAAGCATTTAAGGGCAGATTTGACCTACGAAAACAGATTTTATCAAGTCCGCGGAGAAAGGGCAAAGAAAGAGAACAGAGGAAAGATATACGGATTTCCTATTGTGCGTGGGGCATGGTGCAACAGCGACTTAAAAATGTCTGCCATTGAGAAGTACAAAACACAGTTAGGAGAAAGTTTCTGGTATATCGGATATGCGACAGATGAAAAGAAAACCGAACGGCAGGAGAAAATCATAAATTGCACAAACTTAAACATGTATCCTCTTGTAAAAGCAGGATTGACAGAAAAAGATTGTTATGAGTGGTGCAAGAAGAATGATTTATTAAGTCCAATCTATGAGAGTTTTTCGAGAGATGGTTGCTGGTTTTGCCATTATCAAACACTTAATCAGTTGAGGGATTTGAGGAAAAACCACCCTGACAAATGGGAAGTCATGCTTCGTCTTGACAGGGATAGTCCCAAAACTTTTCGTCCAGATGGAACAACGATACATGACCTTGAAGCAAGGTTTGCGTCTGAGGATAGCCAGATGACGTTGGAGGACTTTATAAAGATTGGAGGCGAAGAATGAAAAGTATGAGAAGTTGTAAAGGTAAGTATTGGTCAAGATGGAAAGAGGTAAGAAAATATCTTATAGTTACGCTTGCCCTAATTGCGGAAAAGTGTTGCAAAACTGAATGGAGAATACTGGTCAAAGTGCGGGCAGATTATTGATTGGAGAGATACTCCATAACCTACCAAGTATTACACGAAGAAACTTACTATATGGTAGAAAGAGAAAAGTTAAAGTAAAAATGTCCTGCACAGCTTATGTGATTGTTGATGAAGATGTGCAAGGCAATATGGAGATAGAGGACGTTGAGAGCATAGAAGATATTGACGATTTTGAGGTCATTCAGGCGGATTAATCGTTGGGGTTGTGGAGGGAAAGGGAAATATGGAGAGATTGACTGAAAGATTGACGGATAAATCATATTGTATTTCTGATATTCGGGCAATACAGAAAGAAACATTTTATGAGGATATGGAATGCAGGCGTGGCTTTGACTTGTATACAGGAAAAGCCATTGACAAGCTGGCAGAATACGAGGACTTAGAGGAACAAAACAAACTGTTGAAACTTCCTTGTGCAGAAGTATACAAAAGCAGTGGAGATTATGTGTTTTATATCTTTGAAGATGAAATTGTTGAATGTATAAATTGTGGTGTTCAGATAGAAGCAGATGGGAATATGGTATTTACGTTGGCTGCTAATGAGAAAGTATTTCCATACAGAGAACCCGATTCCGAGCATGATTTGAGTCCCGAAGATTGGTGTAAGGAAACTATTACATTGTCAGTTTGTGAATGGGGTAAAACCGTTTTCCTCACCAGAGAAGAAGCCGAAGCCGCATTGAAAGAATTGGAGAGGGGTAAGGGAAATGAGACTGATTGATGCAGATGAATTGATTAAGATTTTAGAAGAATATGCTAATGACAAAGACAGTCAGGCAATATATGGGGAAGAAAGATTAAGACTTATTTTGGGAGACTGCAAAATTGAAATAGAAAAATTTCCTACCGCCTATGACGTGGATAAGGTTGTGGAGCATATAGAATCATCAAGCACAGACAAAGATGGGATTGTATGCTATGTGGATGAAAAGCCGGTTATAACAAAAGAAGTGGCAATAAAGATTATAAAATCCGGCGGCATTGAATGAAATCGGTGAGTACATGGGCGGTGGTTGAATGAATAAAAGAATTGCTAAAAAACTGAAAAATCGTTGTTGGTTTAATTCATATCGTAAATTTAAACAGAAAATGGAGGAGTTTGACAAGGATTATGAAGAATATCTTGAATCATTAAAAAGACCAAAGACCGAGGAAGAAAAGTATTGGGATAAATTTTGGGAGGATTTGATTGGTTGAATGGATAAGCTAACTCCAAAGCAGAAAGCAAAGGTGAGGATATGCCAAGAGTAGAAACGAGATATTATTGTGATGTATGTGGAAAATATTACATGAAAAAGGAATCGGCAGTCGAGTGCGAGAAATCACATTTGATTCCCGAAAGCGTAAATGGCGCTGATTATGCAAAGGATGATAGAAAGAATCAGTATCCAGATTCCGTATTAGTACATTTTAAGGGCGGGAAATCTGCAAGGTATTACAGAATGCAAAGATGATAAGTGATTGAGGTGAGAGAAAGTGGCTGCCAGGCTGACAGATAAACAGAAAAAAGAAATAATTGCTGATTATGTGGAGTGTGGCAGCTATAACGCTACTGCAAAAAAGAATGGTGTTTCTGTAAATACCGTAAAAAAGATTGTAAATGAAAATGCAAACATTGCACAAAAATGCAAACAAAAAAGAGAACAGAACACCGCTGAAATTTTGGACTATATGGAATCCAGAAAAGAGAAGGCGAAAGATGTTTTAGATGCTTACATGGAAGCCTTGAAAAAGCCAGAGAAAATAGAAGCAGCGAAGCTGTCAGAGATTGCTACTGCAATGGGGATTGTGATAGATAAGTTCATCAACAATCCAATGAAGCACCAGTTGGATAAGCAGAAGCTTGAAATCGAACTCCTGAAGCTGGAAAGCCAGGTCAAGGACAGCCAGCCGGAGGAAGAAGCAGAGGATAATTTCATGGACGCTCTGAATGGAACGGCGGCGGAAGTGTGGGAGGAAGGTGAGGTAGAGGAAGATGGAGATTATGGAAGCGATTGAAGCATTAAAGAATAACAATGAACTATGTCGTGACGGCAGCGAGGGTGAATGTCTATATTGCGAAGATGATAAATGCTATTGCGCAGTTGCATTGGTAGTTTCTGCATTAGAGGAATATATTGCAATCGGCACAGTCGAGGAATGCCGGGAGGCAAGGGAAAGGCAGAGGGGGAAGAAACCTGTGTATCGTTCTATTTTTACAGATGGCACAAGACTTCTTGGTTGTCCTGTATGCTTTTCAAGGATTGATGGAGGTGCGTTTTATTGTAATGGTTGCGGTCAAAAATTGGATTGGTCTGAATAGGTGTGGTTGTTTGGAGAGAAAGGATAGGGAAATGAAAGTAGCAGAGCTAATAAGGCAATTAGAGCCGTACAGAGATTTTGACATAGAAGCACGAGTGCATTTAGAAGTCATGAAGGAGGAATTGCAGAAAAGGACATACAAATTTCCTCATGATACATACAATGCTGAATTAAGCGTTGATGATATAGGGCATTCTGACAAAGTTGTGCTGATTGGTGTGGAGATTATGGAGGATTGATAGAATGAGTATTAGCGAACAGATAAAGGAATTGAGGAAATTAGCAAATTCAAAAGAATTTGAGCCACATGAACCAGTTACATATGGATTCTATGCAAGAATAAAATCTAAATTATTTAAAGCCGCCAACACCATAGAAGCCTTATCTGCAAAGCTGGCGGCGGCAACTCCTAAAAGACCATTAGAATATGAGGAACATGAAGATTATGATGAAGGAATCTGCCCTATTTGCGGAGAGCCAGTTTGTCATGTATATGCTTATTGTCCTGGATGTGGTCAACATCTGAAATGGGGAAGTGGTACAGAAAAATCAGAAGTAGTAAATATAGAGCAGTCAGTAGAGGATTGCAGCGGGTGGATATACTGCGGTGATGGGAAGAATTTGCCAGAAGAATATGACAGTATGTTTGCGAAGTTAAAAGGTACCGAAAAGTGGGATAGCGCAATGTTTGAGAAAATTTCAGATGATGTGAACGTCACAGTGGAATTTGAGAACGGGGAAAGAAAAACAAAAACGCTGCATACTGTTGACGGAAAATGGAATGGTGGGCAAAGAGGGGTAAAATTTAAGGTTATTGCATGGCAACCATTACCTGAACCCTATCGCCAATAACCGCAAAGAAGTTGATAATTGTATTACAGGAATTTGTAACTATCGTCATACATAGTAAGGAGAAAGTGACATATGAAAGCATTAACAATATGGCAACCATGGGCAGGAGCTGTGGCGGCAGGTATAAAGAAGAATGAGACAAGAAGCTGGTCCACGAAATACAGGGGACAGATTGCGATTCATTCTGCCATGAAGGCAATACAGCATACATGGAGCAACCTCTACATGAGCGACGAAGCACGAGAAGTGATTATTAGACGAATGAAACTGCCAGAGACAATTGATGGTCCTGTAACCTTTCCTATGGGTTATGTACTTGCTACCGCCGATCTTGTGGATTGTATTCAGATAACATCAGAATATATTACTACATTGACAGAGGACGAACTAGCTCTTGGTGACTACACGCTGGGGCGGTATGCATGGAAGCTGGAAAATGTCAAGATGCTGCCAAAACCAATACCAGCAAAAGGCAGGCAGGGATTTTGGAACTGGGAACCTGATAAGAAGTTGAATAAGGATTTAGGTGAAAATATGGAGAATGAAGAATTAAAGGCTTTAGAGACAGTAAGGGATGAAATTGCTAAAATTAAGGCTAAGTATCAAAAGAAAGCTGAAAAAGAACGTGAAAAAGTAAATGATGTCTTTGTAACTGTATGCGGGGAAAAATGCTATACAGAAGCCGAGATAAATGATTGGTATGGAACGGATTACATTACAGCCAGCCAGGCAGATAGATACATCGAAAAACTTAATAAGAAGAAATCAGCAGCAGGGCAAAAAGGCACTCTAACAAAGAGTGAAAGGATATATCGGGTATTTGCAAATATAAGTAACAATCTGACAGCAGAGATACAAGATATAAAAATAAAACAGGAGCAGGAACAAAAAAAGCAGGAGCGATGGGAAATTGCACAGGCACAGGGATGCTCATATAAAGAGTTTCTTGAGATTGAGGAAGTGAGCAGACAATCAGAAGAATATGAGAGGCTAATGGGCATATAAGTTTATGTAAATAAGGATTTAATCAACTAAACTGAAATTTAATGGAGGAAGTAATATGGACAGACTTACAGCAAAGAATAGTCAAGGCTACTGGTCACTGAAGGGGGTACAATGGAACTCTTTGTGCGAGGGTCAAGTAATCACGAAGGATATTCAGCAACGCTTAACAGGAGCTTTGTGCAAACTAAAGGATTATGAAGATATCGGATATAGTCCAGAGAATGTAGAACATATCCGATATGTATTGGAAGAGGCGGCGAAAGAACTTGAAAGAATCCAGGGACCAACAGAGCTAACAAAAGAAATTTGGCACTATTTAAAGGATTTCTGAAATATAAAGAGGAATTGATTGGAAAAAAGATAATAAAAAAGCCGCCTCAATTTTCTTATGAGACAGCCCTTTGTCATATGAGCATTATAGCTCATAAGAAAAGATAAGTCAAGGGGGCGACAGTATGGAAACAAAAAACGAGATACATATGTATGTTTTGACCCAGGAACAAATAAACCAGATTGCTGCTATAGCAGGGAAAGAAGCGGTGCAAACATTTAGAGCAGAGCAAGCTAAAGTAGAGAAGAAACGAGCTAGAGAAGAAAATAAAGTAAACAAAACGAAAAAGATGCTCAGTTCATATCGAAGAATTAAGGCTACTCTGTCAGATGAGGCAAGATTCACGGAAGAAGAACAGATTGAACTTAGATGGAAATTCATACAGGACCTTATGGGGAATGCAAGGGAGACAGTAAGTAAATCTGAAAGAATAATCCAGAACGGAGAGAAACGAAGACAGGAAGATTTATATTATGTTTATCGCATTGAAAAAGCAATAGAATTGTACCATGAAGAATGTGAAAAGTCTGGAAATAAGGAAGCAAAGCGACGATACAGAGAACTTAGCATGATGTATTTAGAAGACAGGGAATATTCGGTACAGGAAATTTCTATGGTAGAAAATATAAGTGAAAAGACGGTATATAAGGACTTAGGGATAGCGTGTGGAATACTGGCTGTTTACCTGCTTGGGATATGATTTAAACCCTCCTTGCGACTATATAAATTGCAGGTAGAAAAAGAGTAGGTTGCATTTAGAAAAAGAATGTGGTGTAATGGTATTAGCCAATCAAATGTCACCCCTAAAAAATGGTCAGTTGCTTCTCGGATACGGGCGGGTCGAAAGACTTGCCGCAATGCCCGGAGGATATATAAACAATCAGTTAAATAAGGCTATTTATAGGTGAAACTATGCATTGTAACAGAACTACAGTTGAAAAAATGATTACTAGATATCTCAAAAAAATTTGTGATTTGGAATAGGTTTCCCACATTTCCCATTTTAAATGTGGGAATATGATATTAAGTCAAAGTGGCAGGAAAAAACGTTCCTGTAAGAAGCATTATGGCAGCAGTCATAGTGCTTTTTTTATGCGAGCAAATGCCTGAAAAGGGACAGAAAGGATAGAATAATGGAAATACGGACGCTGAAAGCGGCGGAAATTAAGGCAACAGACTATAATTCCCGGAAAGATTTGCAGCCGGAGGACACGGATGACTTATGACAGAGCATTACGAAGTTATTGAAAAAATTAGAAATACAATGCGAGATTGAAGAGCTGGACAAACTTTGGGAGAAAGAAAGGGAACAACAAATGAGAAAGTATGATCCTATCTTGGGCCTTTCATTGGAAGAACGACGGCGGCTACAGCAGGAGGTGAACGACGAAATGGACGACGATTGCGAGAAGGAACTGAATAAAAAGAATAAAGCAAAGGCAGGCATAGAGGAGGAATAATCATGTAAGCAAGATGGGTTAATATATAAATTTCAGTTTTCATTTTTTTCCTTTTGTGATAAGATTAAGGAAAAACGAAAGGAGCAAAAATCATGAAATTTATAAGCTACGACGGAGAAATAGAAATATGTGATGGCGCTATAAAAATTAAAAAAGGGAAAAAGGATTTAGGGAGAGCAATAAAATTTTCTGATATTGTTTCTATAACCCTTAAAAAACCCGTTCTTACTGCTGCCGGGTGCATACATATACAGGTTTTAGGAGCAAAGACCTATTCTTCTGTTGCAAATGTAACCCATTACGCAACGGATATGAATGCAATTTGTTTTAGGAAACCTCAATACGAAGAAGCTTTAAGTTTTAAAGAGGATCTCGAAAAAGCAATTTCTGAAATGGCAAGTTCCCAGTCCTTAAATAGCCTTAATATGGATGGTCTAAGACAATTAAAGCAGCTTTTAGATGAAGGAATCATAACACAAGAGGACTTTGATAAGAAAAAGGCTCAAATGCTGGGCTTATAAAGATGGCTATGAATACTATGAAGATTATGAAAGAGGCGCTGGACGGTGGCAGGGTAATTTACTACAGGAGGATAACACGGTATGGGAGTTTATACTTGGGGTTATTTTGAAAAACACTTGACTTTTGGGTTACATATGCCCGTAATAATATACGGGCTACAAAAGTGAGGTGATGAAAATGCCCACCAAAAAAATGGGCAGACCAATAGATAATCCGAAGTCAAATCCTATTCATGTTCGGCTTGATAATAAAAGTTTGGAAATTCTTGATAAGTATTGTAAGCAGGAAAGCATTAAGCGAACGGAAGGGATTAGGGAGGGAATTCAAATGTTGGAAAGCAAAATAAAATGAAAAGAACGGTTGCGCACCGACTGCTACTTTGCCACAGCGTCGCTCAAAAGCCAAAAGTAAACCAGTCTTGCAAATAGACAGCAAGACTGGAAAGGTAATTGCAAAATATGATTCTTCTGTAGACGCAAAAAGCGGACGGGAATTTCTGCTACACATATACGAAACTGTTGTAGCGGACATAGAAAACATGCGGGTGGATATATTTGGAAACGCAGTGAAATATAACTCTGTATATATTTGACAAAAAAGGGATTGCTTTTGGCAGTCTCTTTTTTGAATTGTCGGGGCAGAACCGAGAAAAAGATAAGGAGAGGAGGACAATGCCGAAATGGACTGATAAGCCGTGGGAACATCAAAAGGGCGAAAGCGATAAGGCATACGAGGCTTTTGTGACCTACCGGGACATGGGTACTAACCGCAGCATACGAGCGGTTGCACAAAAGTTAGCCAAAAGTAGGACGCAGATTGGAAAGTGGAGCAGCGGCTGGGACTGGACAGAGCGTGTCAGAGCTTATGACAATGAGTTGGAAGAAGAGGCACGGGCTAAAGTTGTAAAAGACCGCAAGGAAATGACAGACCGCCACATCAAAATTGCCATGCAGCTCCAAAAGAAAGCCCTTGAAGCTCTTACCAGCTTAGAAGCCGGGGCTATGTCCCCCAAAGACATCAAGGAATTTATCAAAATGGCTACCGACCTTGAAAGGCTCAACCGCACATTGGAGGGGGAAAGCGGCAGGAACAGCGAAACATCTACCTCGCTTGCAGACGCAGTTATAGCCGCCTACCAAAAGCGAAAGGAGGAGGGCAATGTTTGATAGTGAGGCAATCCTTTATTACGCAGATCACCCGGTAGAGTTTGTAGAGGACATAATCGGAGCGACACCAGACCTAGAGCAGGCTAAGATACTTCGTAGCGTGGCAAAGAACCAGCTTACCACCGTTCGGAGCGGCCACGGGGTTGGGAAAAGTACGGTTGAGGCGTGGGTAGTCATTTGGTTTATAGTGACAAGGCCATTTCCCAAAATACCATGCACAGCACCGACGCAACACCAGCTATTCGATATTCTTTGGGCGGAGGTGAGTAAGTGGTTGAGAAATAACAAGGCCCTCACGAAAGAGCTTGTATGGACAAAGGAAAAGGTCTACATGAGAGGCTATCCTGAGGAGTGGTTCGCAGTAGCACGGACGGCCAGCAAGCCAGATGCTCTGCAGGGCTTCCATGCCAATGACGTTCTTTATATTATCGACGAGGCCAGCGGCGTAGACGACGATATTTTTGAGCCTGTACTCGGCGCACTTTCAACACCGGGCGCAAGACTTCTTATGTGCGGAAACCCGACGCAGTTATCAGGTTTTTTTTATGATAGTCACAACAAAAATAAGTCCAGCTATGCAGCATTCCACATAGACGGGAGAAAGAGCAGCAGAGTATCACGGGATTTCGTGCAGACGATTATCCGAATGTACGGAGAGGACAGCGACGTATTCAGGGTGCGTGTCGCCGGGGACTTTCCATTACAAGAGGACGACATATTTATTCCTCTTTCACTCGTCGAAAATTCTATTATGACGGAGTTTTCTTCCCGAAAAAACCCGGATTTAATTCATATTGCTTGCGACGTTGCCCGGTTCGGTGACGATAAGACGGTAATTGGGTACAAGATAAACGAGAAAGCGGAGTTTTACAAAAAGCGACAGGGGCAGGACACCATGAAAACGGCAGACGACATTATTCTGCTTGGCGAAATGCTTGTTCGCAGATACAGGCTTACGCCGGAGAAAGACGACCCTATCCCGGTCAAGGTAGACGACGGAGGAGTGGGCGGCGGAGTAGTAGACCGCCTAAAGCAGATTAAGCGGAATGACCCAGAGCGGTTTTGGTGGCTGGAGGTTTACCCGGTAATCTTCGGCCAGCGCATAAAGCATAAATATTACCACGACAGCACCACATACATGATGGCGATAGTCAAAAAGCTACTTCGCCCATACGACGAGGATACCAGGGAGCGGAAACCCGTGGAGCTGATACTCCCGGACGACGACGACCTCGTAGCACAGCTATCCGGGCGGAAATATGCGCTGACAGAGGCCAGCAAAATTAAAGTAGAGAGCAAAGACGCAATGAAGAAAAGAGGGCTGCCGTCCCCGGACGAGGCTGACTGCGTATTACTTCTTTGCTTACCAATAAAGCTATCAAAAAGGAAAGGGGTGAAAAAGAATGGCTAAAGCCAAAGCAAGACAGCAGGTGTGCATAATCAAAGAGCAGCTACAGGCTCCTATTGAGAAAGCTGACACTTCCGTACAGCTATCGGAGCATGAGGCGTACAACGCCGGGGACTGGATAACGCCGCCGAATGACCTAAGAGGCCTCCGAAATTTGGTTAAAAACAGCACCATTCTCCCCCAGTGTATCAGAGCCTATAAGAACAATATCGCCGGATTTGGTATAGGCATAAGATACATTGAGGATACAGACGAAACGCCAGAAATGGCGGAGGAGTTCAGCCGGGCGCAGGAGATTATTGAACTGCTGAATATAGAACAGGACACGAAAGAGGTATTCGAGGACATTGTAGAGGCACGGGAAACCTACGGTATTTCCTACCTTGAGGTTATACGGAATTTGGCCGGAGAGGTTGTACAGATTGATTTCATCAAGGATACGCCCTCTATCCAAAAAACAAAACCTCTTGAACCTTATAAGACCTCAATATATTACCACCACGGACAGCAGCTTGAGCGGAAGAAACGCTATTGCAAGTACAAGCAGACGATAGGAGGCAAGACGGTATATTTCCGGGAGTTTGGCGACCCTCGCATTATGGACAGCAGGGACGGCAAGTACCTTGAGGAGGGGGAAATCATTGAACTGGAGTATCAAGCCAATGAGATCATGGAGTTTGCAATCGGCACGGAACCATACGGGGAAGTGCGCTGGATAGGGCAGGTACTCGGAGTAGACGGCAGCCGGAAAGCAGAAAGTCTCAATAACAACTACTTCGAGAACGGCAGGCATACGCCGCTTATGATAATGATTAAGGGTGGCACACTCACTGACGACAGCTTTGAGAAGTTGCAGAACTACATGAATGAAATCAAGGGGGCAGCAGGGCAGCACGCATTTATCATACTTGAAACCGAAAGCACCGACGGGCGCGCGGACTTTGAACAGCAGGATAAGCCGGAGATCGAGGTCAAAGACCTTGCGAATATCTTGCAAAAAGACGAGCTTTTTCAAGACTACCTCGACAATAATCGCCGGAAAGTGCAATCTTCTTTCCAACTCCCTGACCTTTATGTTGGATATACGACCGACTTCAACCGAGCCACAGCACAGACAGCGCAGGAGGTTACGGAGAAACAGGTATTTCAGCCGGAGCGCAAAAGCCTCGCATGGGCGATTAACAACCGTTTGCTGAATGACTATCAATTCAAGTATGTGGAGGCGTATTTCCTTGAGCCGGATATCAGCAATCCGGACGATCTCTACAAGTTGCTGACGGTATGTAATAATGCTGGGGGACTTTCTCCCAATAAAGCGAAACAGATTATCTATGAGGCATATGGGGAAGTGGCAGAAGATTACCCTGAGGAGTGGGGTGATCTTCCGCTTGCCTATAGCAAGGCACAGAGCGGCGGCATGGGACTTGATTTTGGCACGCTTACCATGAGCCTGCAAAAGCAGATTGAAAAGGCAGCGGGGAACCATAACGAGGCTGTTGTGGCCGTGATGAAAGAGGTTAAGAGATTACTCCTTAAAATGGATAAGGAGGTATTGTAATTATGTGTCTGAATTGCAAGCCCCTCATAAAAGCCATTAACGCATATCTGGAAAAGGCAGATGGCGGTCTTGCTGATGCTCTCGAAGAGGAGGGCTACGCAAAACCGAAAAAGACAGTCAAATATGTATCAGAGATAGAGGACGGCGTAGCGGAGGCCCTTCTGGAAGAAACGGACTACATTCTTTCAGAGGCTGAAAAAGCGGTTGACCTTGAGGTTTTTGCGGAGGACGTTTGGCCGAAAATAAAACTTAATGATGCTGTAAAGGCAAAGCTCGCTATTGTATTTGCAGAGAGCCTCGACAAGTTCATGCCAGAGTTTATCAGCTATTATATTGCACAGACTGACAAAGACCTCAAGCTATCGCAGGTATCAAAGCGGACGATTGCATGGGTAAAGACATGGAGCGGCGACCTTGGAGAGATTATGAAGCTCAATAGCCATAAGGAGATAGAGCGTATACTGGAAAAGGGGCTGAAAGACGGCAACAGCGTAGCAGAGTTTACTCGTGAAATCCTTAACAGCGGTATACGAGATGAATATTACAAGGCTCGGAGAGTTGCCCTCACGGAAGTCTTGAGGGCACATAGCGTGGCACAGCAGGAAGCTTTTATGCAGTCTCCAGCGGTATCTGAAAAGATGTGGAAACATACAGGGGCTTATAGGAATGAGCCGCGCCAGAACCATGTGGGCATGGACGGCCAGCGTGTACCCGTAGACCAACCTTTTGAGCTGACCGGGGCGGACGGCAGCATATACGAGCCGATGTACCCCCGTGACACAATCCTACCCCAGGAGGAGAGCATTAATTGTCACTGCATTTCCCAGCCCGTCGTCAGCGAGGATATTCTCGGCCTCTCATTAGAGGAAAGGCAACGCCTGCAGCAGGAAGCTATTGACGCTATGGACGACGATTGGGAGAAAGAGTTGGACAAAAAGAATAAGGCAAAGGCAGGCATAGAAGAGGAATAGCATATGAAGATTGAAATATTACAGAATGATGGAGGGTGCACTTCTGTAAAAGTGGACGGAAAAGAGCTTAATATGTTCATTACAGAGTTTTCTCTCTCGCAGAAAGGACATGAGGTCCCTATACTTACTTTGAAGATGTTTCTGGCGGAGGGTATGGAGGTTGAATTGCCAGACGGAGTTGTTCTGGCGGAGGGTATGGAGGTTGAATTGCTAGACGGAGTTGTTCTGGCGGAGGTAAAGGAATAGTCCTGTTGCTTCCACTTTGTGGTGCAGAAGTGTCCTAAATGAATTATGAAGGATTTTGCCACCAGCATAAATAACGGCAAATTCAAACCGTTCAGAGTATTTTCGTAGTGACATGAAACAGAACACGGTAAAGAGTAGTGGAAATGCTGCTCTTTGTATTTCAAACGATTGAGAGAGGAGGCGAGAACGAACATGAGGAAAGATTTGAAAAAAGCATATGAGATTACAGATGCGAAAATTCAGTTTGTAAGCCTCGTTGACAAGGCGGCCAATAAGCGGCAGTTCCTTTTGAAAAAGGCGGAGGACGGGCAGGCGACATTCACCACATACGGCAGGATTGTCAAGGCGGACGCAGATAACCATTACGTCACAGGGATTGTTTATGAGCCTATGGAAGAGGACAGTCACGGTAATTTTATGACCGAGGAGGAGATTACTAAAGCGGCGTATTGGTTTGCTAAAAATGGCGATAAGGTTGACTTGCAGCACAGTTTTGAGCCGTTGGATGGCGCAACCGTCGTAGAAAACTGGATTGCCAAAGCGGATTTTGAAATTGACGGAGAGGCAATTCAGAAAGGGACATGGTTAATGACCGTAGAGGTAGCCGACGAGAGCGTGTGGGAGGGCATTGAGAAAGGCGAAATCACAGGTTTTAGCATGGGTGGTCTCGGAAATTATAGCGAGGAGGACGTGGATTTGGATAACGTGAATAAACAGGAAGCCAGCGAGAAGAAAGGGCTGCTGAAACAGTTGGCGGCGGCGTTGGGATTGAATGTAGTGGAAAAGGGAGCTATGGCAGAGCTTTACGAGGAGCGCAGCAAAGGTACTCTTTTTTGGAACGCTTTTAACTCCCTTGAGGAGATTTTATACAAATACGACCCAATCACAAGTCGCTGGATGTATGAAACGAACGAGGACAAGGTGCGTGAGTGCCTTGAGGACTTCAATCAGATCATCACCAGCATTCTCACTGGAAAAGAGAGTATTACCAAAGCCATTCAGAATGACAGGCCCGTAGAAAAGGCTGGGAAGAAAATGAGTGGCAAGAACAAGGAAACCTTAAATGGCATTTATGAGAGTTTAGGGACATTCCTCAAGGAGTTCGACGACACGCAGGAGGACGACCCGGACAAGAAGAAAAAAGACGGGGAGGAGCAGGAGGACGACAAGAAAGCAAAAAAAGATAAGGAGGGCAAAGAAGTGACAAAGCAGGAGATTGAACAGATTGTTTCTGACGCTATTGCAAAGGCAGTTGGCGGCGCACAGGAGCAGGATGCCGCACAGGCGGCGCAGAACGGCGCAGGAGCGGTGGAAAAGGCCGAGGGTGAGAGTACTAGCCCGGTGGAAATCACGCCGGAAAGTGTGGAGAAAATGGTTGAGGCGGCCATTGCAAAGGCACTTGAGCCGCAGGAGGAACATGTAACCGTAGAGCAGGTGCAGGAAATGATTACCGCAGCAGTGGAAAAGGCGGTTACCCCGGTGCTGAAAAGCAAGGGACTCCCCAGCAATCTCAACGGCAGCAGCGTGGAAAAATCCGTAGGTGAACAGCATTACCTGCATGGCATTCTGTAAGAAAAAGGAGGAAAAGAAAATGCCTACAAGCAACAGAGAACTTATTAGAAAGGCTGCGATTGAGACAGGTACATTAAATTCAGGTTTGCTGAATCCTGAGCAGTCTAAGAAATTTATTCAGCAAACTTTTGACGCCACTAATCTTGGCAATTTGGTTCGTCACGAAATGAGAACGGCAAAAACCGGTGAGATTGACAAAATTGGAATTGCACGCCGTATCATGCGGAAGAAAACCGAGAATAAAGACGACGGCTACCGTGCGAACGTGAAAACGTCCCAGATAGAATATTCTACCACAGCGGTAAGGCTGCCATGGGAAATCACAGAGGAAACTTTGCGGGAAAATATCGAGGGTCAGAACTTTGAGCAGGTTGTCACGGACCTTATGACTACCCAGGCGGGCGTTGACTTGGAGGATTTGTATTTGAACGGTAACGAGGACGCCGAAGGCACAATAGCTTTTGACGCAACTAAGGCTTATGTCAAAGGAGATATTGTCATTTATGAAGGTATGCTTTATGAGTTTTTCGTGAGTCATGCGGCTGGTGCCTGGACTGGTCTCGATGTTCAGGAAATCGGCGAAGCTGGCGATGAGGACTTTTTAAAGCTCAACGACGGCTGGATTAAACAGCTTAAGAATAGGGCCCATGTGAAAGACGCTTCCAGCGAATCGAGTATGAGCCTTGACCTGTATTACAATACCTTGAAGCTGCTGCCGAACAAATACAACAATGGTAAACTCCGCTGGCTGATGTCGCCTAAGAGAGCGCAGGGTTGGGAGCTTTTCCTGCTGAATAAGGTTGTGAACGCAGGCGGCGCGGTACCTGAAAGCGTTTATAACGCTCCGGCTCGTATTCCTACGATTGAGTGCCCATCTATGGACGACAGTACGATTATTCTGACCGACCCGAAGAACCTTATTGTCGTGAATACATATACTGTGCGGATTCGTAAGACCACCGAGGGTAAGGAAGCAATCATGATGGATAAACGTTTCTATGTGACTCATCTTGACTATGACCCGATTATTGAGGAGCCTGATGCAGCGGCAATTATTACCGGGTTAAAATAAGGAAAGGGGCGAGTGTATGTATCATCTGAAATTGATTAAAGCCCTCTCCTATTCTGGTGTTGTTACGGCTACGCAGAAAAAGCCAGATGTGTTCGTGGCGGACAAGGCTATTGCCGACGCAGCGGTAGCCACCGGGTATTTCAAGATCGCAGAGGAAGATCAGGAACCGCAGGAAGGCGGAGAGGAGAAAGAAACGGGTGAGGACGGAGAGAATAAGGAACCGGGAAAGAAGCTGGAAGAAATGACAGTGCCGGAGCTGGAAACTTTTGCCACTTATAAGGGAATAAGCCTCAAGGGGATTTCTAAAAAAGCAGACATTATCGCAAAGTTGAAAGTAGAGCTGGGCGCTGCGGAAACCGAAAACGAGGTTGATTACGGCAGCCCCACCATAACGAAGTTGCAGGGGTAGTAGACAGGAGGTGCGATATGGCGGACAGACCGTGGGTAACGCCGGAGGAGGTCAAGGAGTATTCAGAGATACCAGCGGTACAGCAGCGCAACGACGCACAGCTCACAGTGGATATTGCGAGAGCGGAGCAGTATGTTATCACATACACGCATAACTCATTCAAAGAGGGAGATTTGCCGCAGTCAGTAAAGACGGCGGTACTGATACTGGCGGAGGCCTACGGTCACAATTCCGTTATCGCAGCGAGGGAAGTCAAGTCGGAAACATTCGACGATTACAGTTACACTGTGGAAATAAGCCAAATCAGCATAGAGGCGTTAGACCTTGCGGCCTTGCTTGATGATTATATCAAAGTGGAGCCGAGGAACGGGGTAACGCTCCGCATGAGAAAGCTCTAAGGAGGTGCGGCTATGGCGTTTGAAGATTTCCTCGACCATCTTTGCGATATATACCACGACAGGGAGGAGCAGGTTACACCCGGCTACGGCTTACCGGCCTCTCCCTCTTTCAACTACCCGGAGGAGCCGGACATTAGTGAACAGAAGTGCCATTTCGGGGTAAAGTCACAGAGCGTCACGATTACGCAGACGGCCCCGGCGAATCTTATGGACGCAAAAATCAAACTCACCTTGCCAGCCGGGACAGACGTGCGCCGCAACGATAAGATTGTAGATTGCATGACCGGGCTTGAGTACACAGCGAAGCAACCAATCAATATCAGAGGCCACCATGTATTTGTCTATATCAAGAGAACGGGAGGGCAAAAGGCACTATGAGCGGTAGATACGTTGATATTGATATGTCCGAATTTAAGGAGTTTTTTGGTAACGTGGAACGGGCTGCAAAGGGCGACTTTCGCAAAGAGTTTGAGCTATTTTTAGAGGGGCTCGGCAACGAGTTCTTGAGGATATTACAGGACGAAATTGTACGGCGGAAAGTGCTGGACAGCAGACAACTCCTCGCCAGCTTTGAAAAGGGCGGCGACAGAAACGTATGGAATATAGAGGAGGGCGGACTGGTACTGGAAGTCGGGACGAACGTGGAGTACGCAGGATATGTGAATGACGGTCACTGGACAAACACTAGGGGGGTGGAACGACGTTTTGTACCTGGATATTGGCAAGGTGACCGATTTATTTATGACCCAGCAGCCAAAGGTGGAATGATGTTAAAGCAGCATTGGGTAGAGGGTAAGCATTATTGGGAAAGCGCACTTCGCATACTCGATAGGATTTACCCAGAGCTTTTGGAGGCCAAATTACAGGAATGGCTTGACCGCTATTTCGGAGGCTGACGAGGAGGTGATAAAGGTGCTTGAGCTTGAACAGGAGATTGCAAGCATTATGAAATATGTGATTGACCGGGCAGGAAAACCAGCCCCATACTATTGGGAAGTCCCGGCGCATTTCGCTGTCCCGTCGGTCTACTTCCCCATGCCAGAGATAGACACAGGGGGAGAAACATTCCTCACTTACTACATAGACTATGCGTGGTATATCAAGATTTTTCACAGGACAAAAGAGGGAGCTTACGCCCTCGGTCTTGCGGTTGTTACTGCAATACGAGCAGCGAGGAACCTCGTGCCTTTTATTGCAGAGGACGGCAGCGAGATAAAGGAAAACTGGGTACGTCTGAATGACCCAAAACTGAAAATACTAGACGACGGAGCGGCGCAGCTCACTATCACTTGGCGCAGCCGGAGGCCGTACAACGACACAGCAGCAGGGGCGCAGCGTTCGCAGTCATTTTATGTTGATGTGTTTATGAAGTCCGGGAAAGAGATTTCGGACGCATACGCAGAAGCATTGGAACGGTATGCAGTCCCATTAAATTCAAACGGCGGAAAGCCGGAATAGGAGGTAAACTATGGCAACCACAAACAAAAAGGCTGTGGAAGCGGTGGCCCCGGCGCAGGGCAAGGCCGCAAAGAAATACACAGTCGAGAAATTACAGGCGAATTGCCGACAGCTTTTCGGAGTTTCGACAAGTACATTCGCCGGAGCGACCTATGGAATTACTGGAGATTATACTGTCGAGGAAATGCAGGCGCACATTGAAGCATGGAAAAAGAAAGGGGCGAAATGACATGGCTGGAGGACGATTTGATAAGCTCATTGGTAAGGAAAGACCAGGTACTTATACCAACTTCGAGAGCGGACGAGATACTAACACCATCAATACAGGTACAAGAGGGATTGTGATTATTCCGCTTCCTAAAGCGACATACGGTCCAGCTAAGAAGTTTATCAAGCTGACAACAGATAACCCGGACGCAGAGGCGGCTACGTTTGGTTACAGTATTTATGACAATGACTCTAACCGTCAGATGTTGCTTATCCGAGAGGCGTTCAAGAGGGCCACGACCGTATATGTCTACATTTTGACGGAGGGAAAAAAGGCACAAGCAGAGATCACCATGACGACGCAGGAGGCAGGCGCAGTTACGAATACCTTGACTGCTATGGCAAGGTACGGTGGAAGCAGGGGCAATGCTCTTACTGTCACTGTGGATGCTAACCCTCTTGGTGGTTATGACGTGATTATTCATCTTGCAGGAAACAAGGTAACGCAGTATGAGGGACTGGAAACTGTCGAGGAGCTTATTGCGCTGGAAAACCCTTATATCGCTTTTACAGGCAATGGCAGCCTCGGGGAAACCGCCGGGCAGAACCTCGCAGGCGGCAGCGACGAGGAGGCGGCCAATATGGATATTACGGCCTTTATCGACGCATGGGAAAATGTGAAATTCAATACCGTTGCATTTCCGTTTGACGGAGAGGCGGCAGCGAATGTCAAGCAGGCAGCTCTTACGAAAGTTCGTTATATGCGTGACAGCATGGGGCGTGGCGTTCAGGTGGTTATCCCGAATGCCGGGAATATGGACTATGAGGGAATAATCAATGTGACGAACAGCGTTTTCCTCGACGGGAACGTGTTGAACTGTGCGGAGGCCTGCGCATGGGTAGCTGGGGCAACAGCAGGAGCAACCAATAAGGAAAGCCTCACATATAATCAGTATATTGGAGCGACAGAAGTAGTAGGTCTAAAGAGCAATGAGGAGGCTATCGCAGCGATCAAGGCTGGGGAGTTTTTCTTTTCAGTCAACGACGACAACAAGATTGTTGTAGAGTACGACATCAATAGTCTCATAACCTTTGCGGACAAAAAGGACAAGAGCTATCGTAAGAATCGTGTTATCCGTGTTTATGATACATTTCAAGAGGCGATACAGCTCAACTTTCCACCCAACAAGTATGACAATTCTCCAGATGGTTGGGATATTATGGAAGGCATTGGTAAAACAATATTAAAGCAGTTTTTCGATGCAGGAGCAATTACAGACGTTTCCTATGATGAGGATTTTCTTGTTGACCGAGAGGCCAGCATAGATGATGAAACTTATTTTAATATTGCTCTGAAAGCGGTAGACAGTTCAGAGAAACTCTATTTTACTATAAAAACGAGATAAGGAGGAGAATGTATGAGCGAACTTTTGCAGTACCACAAAAACCCTATATCAGTTAGGGAGGGAAAAGTGTTCCTCGACGGTCTCGAAGTTTTTGATTCCGTAAAGTGTGAGATTAAATTCACGCCGGACGTATGGACAGGACGACAGCTTGGGGACAGGAGTGCAAGTAGCCGTTGGCTCGGTTATAGTATTACAGGCAGTATTACTCGGCGACGCACTACGGCATGGCTGAAAGAAACGATACAGGATTATATTAAAACTGGAAAAACGCCAGAGTTTACTGTACAGGGCATTATGAATGATGCAGGTTCTGAATATTTCGCCAACAACGGATCTGATACGGTTACGGTTGTTGGGGTTGTACTGACAGGGGATTTGTCTTTGCTCAATCTTGACGCAGATGGGCAGATACTTGACGATGTAATGGGATTCAACGCAAAGGCAATTGTATAATCAAAGACCCTTTTTGCGGGTAGCTCGGAGGGTTTTATATATTACAGAAAAGGAGATTTTACCATGAAAAAAGATTTGAAATATTTTATGCGCAGTCAGGAACCGGAGATTGTCACAGCACCTGGCCCGGAGAGTTTCAAGGACGAACAAGGCAATGTAATCCAGTTTGAGATCAAAGTGCTTACGCAGGAAGAAATTAACAAGATCAATGATGGATATCGCAAGCGGAGTATGGCGACGGACAAAAAAGGAAATCCGCTTATTGCAATGGGTGAGGTTGTTTGGAAAACAGAAAAAGACAGTGCAAAAGCTTCTCGTCACCTTATGGTAGAAGCCTTACATTATCCAAATCTGAAAGACCCTGAACTGATGAACTATTACGGCTGCGCCGACGTTACAGAAATGCCATTCAAGGTATTTCCGAAGGCCGACGAATATCAGCATGTTTCTCGTATCGTCATGCAAGCGTTAGGTCTTGCAAGTTCGGTCAATGATGACGAGGACTTGAATGAAGCAAAAAACTCGTAAGCTCCAAAGGTAGCGACGGTTATTGGGCGCACGTTCTCTGGCAAAGACATAATCTCCGAATGGAGGAATTTTATGCTATGCCAAGAAGGACACAGCTCTTATATATTGCGTCGGAACTTGAGGAGGATAAAAACCCAGTAAGGTACTATAGAATCATGAAAGGAGGCGGCGCATAATGGCTGATTTATCCGCTCGGTTTAAATTGATAGATGAAATGTCGGATAAACTCGGTAAAATGGCCGAAACCGGCCAGAATATGATTGCTCAATGGGAGTCAGCCGGCGCCGCAATCAATGCGGCTTTCAGCGAAATCAGTGGAACAGTTACAACCGCAGCAGGCTCTGTGGACGGTGTGGCAACTTCTATTAGTAATTTGCAAGGCTCAGTAAGCAATACCGCTTCGCACACGGATTCTCTTACTGATAGTTTGAATAACTATGGAGACACAGCAGAGAACACTACAGAACAAATTGACGAATTAGAGGAAGCTGTTGCAGCTCAAGAACAAACCCTGCGGCAATGCGAACAAGCCGCAGAGGGATTAGATAACTCACTCAAACAAGCACATACAACCGAAGAAAAACTAACCGAAACAATGGAAAAGGCTGCTCGTATATCAGGAGAATTAGCGGACAATGACAAAGTATCTGCTGAAACGAAAGAGGATCTGGCAAGAGCTAGTCAAGAAGCCGAAACAGCTATGCAAGAACTTACTGCAGCACAGCGAGAAGCCGATGAGGCTATGGCGGAATATGAAGCGGTGCTTTCTTCTGGTACAGAAAATCTTGAGGAACTTGAGCGGGTGACCGAACGGGCAAGTGCAGCGTCGGTTGCTTTGAATGAAGCAAACCGCAGAGCAACAGACGCTACAGAGGAACTGGCTGATTCTGCCGAGCGGGCAGCCGACGAGGCAGAGAATAGTAGTGAGCGAGGACAAGATGCCGCCGAAAAATTAGCTGGAGCCTTGACGGCAGCAGGAATAGCAGGTCTTTTACGGGAAATAATCAATGCCTACATGGGAGCTTCGGCGGCAGCGTCAGAATTTGAAGTCGCTAGCATGAAAATCTCCACAATTGCTGATACTGCACAAGTACCGCTTTCGCAGATTTCAACTGACCTTATGAACCTTTCAAGGGATACAGGAATCATTGTAGATGGGCTTTCAGATGCAGCTTACTCAGCGCTTTCCGCCAGCGTCAATACAGCGGACGCAGTGAAGTTTACGAGCACAGCTTCAAAACTGGCAGTAGGAGGATTCACAAGCTCGGCAACGGCGGTAGATGTGTTGACAACGGCATTAAACGCTTACGGTCTGGAAGCCAGCCATGCGGAGAATATATCTGATATGCTCATAACTACACAGAATCTCGGTAAAACCACGGTGGACGAACTGGCGGCCTCTGTTGGTAAGGTGATTCCTCTTGCGTCCGCATATGGCGTTGAGATGGATAATCTTTCAGCGGCATACGCAGAGCTGACAAAGGGCGGTATTGCTACGGCGGAGGCAGGAACCTACTTGAAATCCATGCTGAATGAGTTGGGTGATAGTGGCAGTATGGTAAGTGCGGTATTGCTAGAGCAGACTGGTAATTCGTTCTCACAGCTCATAGGGCAGGGGTATTCTTTGGGCGACGTTATGGCAGTGCTGGGAGAGAGCGTCAACGGGAACGCCGGAGCTTTTAATGAGTTATGGAGCAGCTCTGAGGCTGGAATTGGTGCGCTGTCTCTTTACAATGCAGGGGCGGAACAGTTTAACTCTACCCTTGACTCTATGAAAAACTCTATCGGGGCAACAGAAACGGCATATGCAATCATGACGGATACCGCGGCTCATGCACAGGAGGAGCTTTCAAACGCAGTGAACAATCTGAAAATATCCATAGGACAGAACATTAACCCTCTTGTGGAAAGGCTGTACGGACTGGGAACCAACATTCTCAATGGAATGACACAGTTTACGCAGGAACACCCGATTGTTACGAAACTGATTTCGGCTACTGCTATTGGGCTTGGAGTAGCCGCAGCGAGTATGATTGCAGTTACGACGGCGACCACAGTAGCGATTCCGGCGATCACAGCATTTGGCACGGCACTCAATGCCGCACTCGGCCCAATCGGCTGGATTGCCATAGGGATAACCGCCCTTGTAGCGGCAGGCACAGCTCTTGTGGCTATGCTCTCCGACACGTCAGACGAAACAGCAGGTATGACGGCTACGACGAGGGCGCAGTATTATGAGCTGCAAGACCTCAATGCGGAATATGAGGAGGCCTGTGAGAGGTATGGGGAAACTTCCGAGGAGGCTTCAAGGCTCAAGTACCAGGTGGACGATTTATCGGTGGTGTTTGAGAAAAACAGACAGACCGTAGAGGAGTTTACCGTAGAGGTGGACGCACTCTGCGAAAGTGTCCGGCAGGTAACGAGCGACTTCAACGACGGTATGGCGTCCATAAAAAGCACGGAGACCGACTCTCTTGCTCTTATTCAGAAATATGAGGATTTGTCTGCACAGGCAGAGTTTGCCGGGGCGCAGGAAAAAGAGCTTGAGGCTATTACGAAGAAACTGACGGAGAGCTACCCAGATTTGGCAGCACAGATGGACGGGGCGACGTTAAGTACAGACGGCTATGTAGAGGCCATGAAAAGGGCCTGCGAGCAGATGGCAGAGGAACAGAGACAGCAGCAGGCGCAGGACACCTATATAGAGGCATTGCAGAAACAGGCGAAGCTTGAGGACGAGATAGCGAAAGCAGAGGCGAACCTCAATGCGGAACGGGAAGCTCGTGGAATGTATTATAACGAGCAGAAGAAGCAGTGGACGAATGGCTGGTATACCGAGGACAGCCTGTGGGCGGACTGGACGACTGACCTTGACGAATATACAAGCGCATTAGAGGAGCTGAACGTAGCACAGGCAGAGAATGAGGCCATAATCGCACAGATCAAACAGAACTGGGAGAATCTTGCTGAGGCAGAGGCGGCAGCAGAGGAAACCATATCATGGCAGGAGGCAGTGTCCACGGCTTATGAGAGCGTCCGGGAGGAGATAGAGAAGCTTTGCACTGTCTATAATGAAGTTTATGAGGCAGCTCTTGAGAGCTTTTCGGGGCAGTTTGGATTATTTGACGAGGCAAGCATGAAATCCGAGGAGTATACGAACGCCACTATTGAGAATGCACAGAAAGCCCTCGAAAGCCAGCTTGCCTATTGGGAGAATTATAACGCGAACCTTCAAACGCTTACGGAGTATGGGGAGAGTCTTACGGGAGAGGCAAGGGAAAACTATGCCGCCCTTTTGGCCTATGCGCAGGACGGCAGCGAGGAGGCCGCCGGGCTTGCGAACAGTATGGCGGAGGCGATTCAAAACGGAGACGCAGCAACGATAGAAGCCCTTTCCAATACAGTGGCAAAGGTGTCGGCGCAACAGGAAGCAGCGGCGGCGACTACGGCGGATTTTGTCACAGACTTTACTACGCAGATGGATGAACTTGAGAAGGAAATGCAGGCGATGGTACAGGGCATGGATTTGAGTGAGGAGGCAGCGTCTTCCGCAACCTCTACGATCACGTCTTACGTCAATCAAATCCGAGCCGGAAAAGACAGTGCGGTAGCTGCAGCGGAGGAGGTGTCAAATGCGGTTACAGCGGCACTGGCAAGTGCAAATACCACTGTCAATGTAAAGGTCAATTCCAGTAGCAGTGTACCAGGTCACGCAAATGGTACAACAAATGCGGAAAGCATGTTTCTTGCCGGGGAGAACGGGCCGGAGCTAGTGGCACGTCCGGCAGCGGCATACGCAAATGGCACAACGAACAGCACGGATTATTTTATTGCGGGGGAAAACGGACCAGAGTTGATTGTCGGGGAGCAGGGCAGCACTGTATTCCCGACAGAGGAAACAGACAGACTTATATCTGCCTTAAACGATAAACGGCAGCCGTTACAAATATTCGCGGATAGCAGCACAAGAGAAACCGGAGGCGGAGGAGCGACGGAGCAGGTAAGGCGCATATTACTTGAGATCGCGGGTAGCGGTGCAATCGAGGTACAAGGCGGAGGAACGGCGAATAAAGAAACAATTCTTGAAATCCTTTATGAACACTTACGACCTATGCTGATGAACATTATACAGAGCGAAATCTATGAGGAGGGAGAGTATTCCTATGAGTATTAAATATCAAATGTGGTTGACATACAACGCAGAAAAAGAGAAAATACAGTTCCCCGTCCTCCCAGAGAGCTTTAAGACAAAGAATGGTAGCAAGAATGACAGTGTGAATATTGTTGGGTTGGGTGAAATTGTTATTATGCAGAGTCGCCCAGCGTTGCAATTTAGCTTTTCAAGCTTTTTCCCAGTGACGAAGTTTCCCGGCCTGCAGGTCAGTAGAATAACGAAGCCTCTTTCACTGATACAGAAAATTAATTCGTGGAAAGCTGGGAAGAAACCAGTACATTTTATAGTGACGGCTTGTGGTATAGATCTTTACTGTACGATTGAGGACTTTTCTTATAGCGAAGAGGGAGGTGACCCTGGTACATATCAATATAATATAATGCTTAAAGAATATCGCAAAATTACTATTCGACAAGTCAATATGGATATGATAAACGGACTGGCTACAATTGAAAAGGGAGAGACACGAATAGACAATACCATACAACCAAAGACTTATACTATTGTAAGCGGCGATTGTCTTTGGAATATTGCAAAAAAATTCTACGGAAATGGAAGTAAATATACGGAGATCTATAACGCAAATAAAAGTGTGATAGGGGGAAATCCGAATTTGATATATCCTGGACAGGTTTTAACTATACCATAAGGAGGCAAAGATATGGCAGACGGAATAAGCCTAATGATAATCAAAGGCGAACAAGGCTACGACGTTACCCAGCTTGTTGAACAGATTAAGTGGAGAGGTAGAAAAGGCTCCGCCTCCCGGACGCTCAATGTGACGCTCATAGATGACGGGGACAAACACACCCGGAGCGAGATTGACGTAGAACAGGGACATCAATGCCTATTTTGTTACAACGGGAAAGAGCTTTTTAGGGGAATTATCATGATGCAGACACAGAATAATCAAAAAAAACTAACATTTACAGCCTATGATAATGGGATTTATCTTGCGAATAATAAGGATACATTTACTTATAAGAATAAGACAGCAAGCGATGTGTTCAGAGACTGCTGCACCCGGTTTGGATTACCTATAGGAGAGGTTGCAGAGTGCAGTTATAGAATCCCAGAACTTACTAAGCCGAAAACTACAGCGTTTGATGCTATTTTGGACGCTTTAAGCCTTGATTTTGACGCTACGGGCATAAGACATTATGTGACAAGTGAAAAAGGTAATTTGAATCTCCTCACAAGGCGAGAGAACATTGTACAATGGGTGATTGAAGTTGGGCAAAATCTTATAACTTATTCTTATACAAGAAGTATTGAGGCGATCAAGACTCGTGTAAAAATGGTATCGAAAGAGGGAACGACGTTGACAGAAAGGAGAAACGCTGGACTGGAAGAGAAAATCGGCATTTTTCAGGAAATTGACAAGCCGGACGAAAGCCTCACAGCAGCACAGATAAACGACCTCATTGATAGTATACTCGATGAAAAGAGTATGCCGGGGCGAACACTGGATGTGGAAGCTATAGGGATAAGTGATGTCATTTCCGGAATAGGCATTTATATCATTATCCCAGAGCTGGGACTGTCCCGGACATTTTATGTAGACAGCGACATACATACATTCAAAGACAACCTGCATACCATGTCGCTCAAGCTAAATTATGCGAATGATCTTTCCAAATCGGAAAAAGGCAGCGGAGACGGCAAGTATTACAAGGTGGGCGACATAGTGCAATTCAACGGAGGGCCGCATTACGTTAGTAGCACAGCAGGAAGACCAACAGGCTCACCGTGCGCAGCAGGTCCGGCAAAGATAACATTGATAGCCAAAGGTGCAAAACACCCATGGCACCTCATTCATGCGAACAGCAGCACGAGAGTATATGGGTGGGTGGACAACGGCACATTCAATTAGGAGGAGCGAATATGACAGAGGAAACTAGCTTCAAGCAGCTTTTGCAAGGAATAGCGGGCGACGATTTAGAGGTTTTGCAAGGGATTGTGAAATCTGCAAGTCCCCTCAAGATACAGATTGTAAATGATGATAAGTTGACAATCGGGCTGAATATAACCTATGTTCCGAGACATTTGACGGACTACAAGACAGAAATTAGCGGTCCGAATATTCAGAGCTACTATTACACCGGAAACAACATGGAAAGTGGTACGGCTCCCGTTTCTTCCTCTCACGTTCACGCATTGGGGAGAATACCAGTCACGGTACATAATGCCTTGAAAGTTGGGGAGAAAGTTCATGTCCTTTCTTTCAACCACGGGAAACAGTATTATGTGCTGGATAGAACGGAGGGATAGTTATGGCAGAGGTTTTTATCCCTATACCGATAGATATGGTCACGGAGGCGGAGGAGCAGCCGTCATTAACATACCGCCTTGACCTTGAGATCGGGCGAATTGTTGGCCGAGTAGATAAGCTGGAAGCAGTGAACCAAGCTATCCGAAAGGCTATTATTACGCCACGGTTCAAATGCCTCATTTACGATAACCAGTACGGCAGCGAGGTAGAGGAGGCGATCATCACAAAGGACGCAAGCCCGGAATATATAGAGGCCGTTGTTGAGGGCTTTATAAGGGACGCTTTACGCCCGGACACACGCATACTTTCTATTTATGATTTTCAGTTTGAGTTTAGAGAGGACAGGGCTTATGTGTTTTTCCGGGCAGACACGATATTTGGAGAAACAGAGATTGAGGAGATGATTTAGAGTGTTTGAGGATTATATCTACGAGCGGCTTTTGGAGGACGTGCTGAACAATGCGCCGGAGGACATTGACACCCGGCAGGGGAGTATTTTTTATGACGCAATTTCCGGGCCTTTGCTGAAAATTGCAAAGCTCTACACCGACCTTGACCTCATTGTGGAAATGGTGAGCGTGGTAACGGCAACCGGGGAGGCGCTTGACACAAGGGCCGGAGAATATGGTATTACGAGGCTTGCGGCTACACGGGTAAAGTACCGTGTTACCTTTGAGGGGGTTATGCCGGAGACCGGGGAGCGGTTTTATACGGACGGCCAGTATTTCGTCTTGAGGGACGGAGAGGAAAACGGCCAGCCGATCTATTATCTTGAGGCAGAGGCAGCAGGCATTGGAGGTAACGACATCTACAAGGGAACGCCAGCCGTCCCGGTAAACAACATAGAGGGACTGATTTCGGCTACGTTCGGGGCAATCTACGAAAACGGCAGCAACGAGGAGGACGACGAAAGCCTCCGTACGCGTGTGCAGGAGAAGATAGCAGGCCCGGCGGAGAATGGAAATAAGCAGCACTACAAGACATGGTGTGAGAGCATAGACGGGGTAGGCCGGGCAAGGATATTCCCTCTTTGGAACGGACCAACCACGGTCAAAGCCGTCCTTATAGACGGCGAGGGGCAGCCATGCAGCCCCTTAAAGATTGCAGAGGTACAAAACTATATCGACCCGGTCACAAAGGGCTACACAGCCACGGTAGACGGCAGGACGTACACCGTAGGCGACGGGCTGGGGGAGGGAGTTGCGAACCTTGGAGCGCATTTCACGGCGGCAGGAGCAATACCGCTCACGATTAATGTTAGCTTCAAGGCGGAGCTGGCAAGTGGAGCGACACCCGACGCAGCGCAACAGGAGGCGGCAGAGGGCATTGAGGCATACTTCAAAGGGCTGGTTCTTGATACAGCAGAGGCAGCAGACATTGTTGTTAGAGTGTCTTCCGTCGGAGCGATTTTGAGCGGATTGCAGACTATCCTCGATTACAGCAACCTCAAGCTCAACGGGGCGTCGGTGAATATTACCCCCGGAGAGGACGGAGTACCTGTTATCGGGGAGGTGAGTATTTCGTGAAATTTTATGAAAAGTATTACCCCAGCAATTATGAGGAGCTGATAACCTATTATCCACGGTATTACGGAGATGTATTTGAAATGGTGGAAATTCTAAAGGCATACGGCAGGATAATAGACGGCATTGAGGAAAACATTGAGCAGGCATATCTAAACGGCTTTATTGATTACGCAGACGAGGCAGCCATAGAAAAACTGGAAGGGTTTTTGAAGATAGGGCTGAACAGAAATCGCACTCTTGAGGAGCGCAGGCGACTTGTAAAGTCATATTTTGTTGGATTTGGAAAAATATCTGCTACAGTTTTGAATCGCATTGTTTTGACATATTTTAGAACGACGGCAGAGATTAGTTTGAAACAATGTGATGAAAGTGGAAATCATGGACTTTTTATAATAATTAATAAAGATGCTGAAGAGGTATTGTATACAAGTGATTTTACTAAAATATTACGTCTACGAATACCTGCACATATAAAATGGCAAGTAAATGCAAGAATTATATCCCAGGTTGATAATACTAAATTAAACCAATTGCGGTTGGTATATATAAAGTTTTATATGTATATTCCGTTCTGGGGAGATGATATTTATACTGGACCATACTGCTATGATGGCACACTTACATATAACGCTGTAAGAAAATATAAGCTTGGGCTGTTAATAAGATATTTGATGCACACACAAACACAACAGTATGTATCATATAGACAAAGTAGAATTAAGGCATTTATACAGGAGAGAGAATACACGGACTTATCTCTGCGCAGCTTTTACAGCATAAGCTTTTGGGGTTGTAGTGTATACAATGGTCAAGCATACTATGATGGCACACTTCTGTATAACTCTGTAAGAAACTATAAAGTCTGTATTATAGTAAGAAATTATATAGGCATTTTTACACTACAAAGAATCGTATGCAATAGGAACTGCACAAAAGTGCTTATACAGAACAGAATGCAAACAGATATGTTGCTATATTTTCTGTATAGAATAAAACAGAGGGAATCTATTCTTAAAGTGGCAACGCAATATTTAATAAAATTGAATGTTGTAGAAGAAATAAACCATAATAGCGAGATTTTGTCTATGCAGGTGCTACATAAAAATATTTTAAATATTTGGCACAGATACAAAGGCAAGGTTAAAAACAACAAACCTAAAGTGGTGGATAAAGTTAAGATACAAATGAATATAAACAGTCCATGTGGACACATAGGAAATATGCAGATCATAACACAGCGCAATGTAGCTTATTATGATGGGACGCTGCGTTATGATGGAACAGCAAGATATGACGCATTATACAAAGAAGAAAGGGTGGAATAAAAATGAGTGCAACAAACAAAAATGTAGTAATAACAAAAGCAGCAAGAATGAAACTGGTAAAGGCCAGAGCAGGAGCGATAACTCTTCCCAAAGTTGTAGGTATGGCATTTGGGAATGGAGGCGTAGAAACCGATGGAACGGTGATAGAACCGCCAGATAGTCAAGCAGCTTTGAAAAATGAATTATATAGGAAACCAATTGATGGCTACAGCTTTCCAGAAGACACGATATGTCGTTATGAGTGCACGCTCACAGGTAATGAACTGGCAGGAGAAGAAATCAGTGAAATTGGGCTGTATGATGAGAACGGCGATATTATCTGCATTAAAAACTTTACCCGCAAAGGTAAAGATGATGATGTGGAACAAACCTATGTGCTGGAAGATATCTTTTAAGAAGGGGGAAATATTATGAAAGATTATACAACTGATAATCCGGTGTTCTCTGATAAGATTCCTATTGTAGAGCGGGCAGACCTTGTAAATTACGAGAATAAGACTAAAGCAGAGAAACAGTTACTTCAAAATGATTTGGTATTAAAAGCACGAATGGATAAGTACCTTGGCGGTGATGACAATACAGAGGGACCAGAATTTGCAGAAGGTATTCAATCAGAAGATGTTATTGGTGCAATAAATGAGGTTTTTCAACTTGGCAGTGAGAAGAAAAAACAGCTTGTGGAAAATCTTACTGCCCTGGGAATTACAGCCTACACAGATAAAATATGGGAAATGCTG